AACTGATCAACGGTTTCGCAATCCACGACGCGCTCATCTCCTTGCTCAGAATAAAGATAGAACTTACGGGCGACTGGATCAACGACGCAGCGTGTTAGGTAATCGTCTTGCATGGGGTCCTTTGCTTACCTGCTTATTATAGGGCACTCAGGACTCCGTGTCAACCTCAGGTTCGACCTCAAGAAGTGGAATATCTTTTCTTGTGGCATAAATGTGATAAAAACAATCAATGGGCATCCCACCTTTTGATTGTAGATATACTTTATTCTCATCAAATCTTTTCACGATTACATTTTGATGAGCACCAATTGGAGTCAAATTAACCGTAATCGTGGTCCAATCAACCAATCCTTCCCAATAATCTGGAAAAGAAATCTCTTCTCTATTTTTTACTCTCCCACGAATATACACACCAAACTCTGGTCCCTCTAAACATCCATGAATAAGTCTTCTATTATCCTTCGTGGGATGAGAGATATTAAATGTTTTTGAGGAAAAAGAACCAGTGCTTCCAGATACAGTTCCACTACAAGAAATATTGACGCCACCAGCAATATTCCCACCCATAGTGAGATCCTCAAGGATTTTAAAATTATCAATCTTTGCTCTTGAGTGATATTTTGGAGGACAAATGTCAGTGGGGAATTCGTCCTCAGGTTCCTGAGGTCCCATTTTAATAATATATGAATCTACAGTTGATGGAGATCCATATGCTGCTAGATCCGGGCACTCTCTGTTTTGTTTTACTTCAGGAATAAATTCTCCAGCTGACATTAGTCTTTCTCCTTCTCAATTTGTTCTACTTTTTTGTGAACCATGTCTCTAATCAATCCTTCAACATAATTATGCTCAAAGTCAAATGAATATCCTTCGTTCCCACCAGGATAATCTTCATGTGATTCACCTTCATATTCTACTATAAGATCATCATCAAGTCTACGTGCAACTATGTAATAGTCTCCCTCCATTTGACCACCACCATTATTTTGAACTATAACTTGCTTACCCCAGCGAATTTCTTTTACAAACAATTCTTGCCATCTGCCTCTCGGTGTCAAACTAATTGACATGTCCTCAGGATCAACCAAACCATGCCAGAATGAAGGTAAATCAATTACTCCGTCAGGAGGAATTTTACCCCTACAGTATACAGCAATCTCAGGTCCCTCAATACAAACGTGTCTTAATCTCCATCCCTTTTTGTTGGGATGAGGCATATCAAATGGTTTATCTTTTTTACGAGAAAGTTTATCAAGACCACAACTTCCCTCAACATCAAATTGGGCTTTGACCCCGCCACCAACAACCACATTTTTTGCTGTATTTACTTCATCCATAAATGCAGCACTTCCACTAACAGCGAGTGAAAATGGATTTGCTGGTGGACCATAACAGAAACCTCCAAGAATTAGTGGAGTAAGAGAGTCTGTGTTTGTAAGTGGTGCAATATTAACGGTTGCGTATGGAACAGGAGGAAATGTTGTGGGATTTCCAAGCACAACTGGTCCCTCAATCATCGCAGAACCGTTGACCTTAGTAGCACCTTCACCTGTGGCTGGACAGATACCAGTTCCTACTTTTAATTGTCCGCCAATGTTAGCGTCGTCTAAATTAAATGACATTGTTAAACTGAACTACATTCTTTTTGAATTTTTTGACCACCAACCTTGGAGTCTTTAAGTGCAACTGCATCAGTCACACCTCTAATTAGGGACGAGTAGATAACCATCCCAGAGTTAGCACAAATTTCTGCATAACCTGATGTAACTATTTTATAAAAATTAGAAGCATTGACAAGAAATTTCTTTGAATCACAAAAAATATTCTCTGTTGCTTTGATCGTTACATTACCTTTGTTGCCACCCTCTCCAGAAGCAGTTAGATCAATATCCTTGGCGTTCATTCTAATCTTACCATTTCTGGCATTTAAAACAATGTCACCATTGACTGCTTCGACGTAGATTGTTGTTTGACTTTCTACATTTTTTTCACCTGCCTTAATAACAGTATCACCAGGAGAGTTCATGAGAGTATGACCTTTCCTTTGCCCTGATTTTTCCAGGGTCATATGATGAAGGGCATCTGTTGTTTCAAGAAGAACACCAGAAGTCACGGCCCCATCCTTATGAATATGACCAAACTTTATGTTGCCATGATCATTACCGATACGTTGAGCAGTGTAATTAGTATGTGCTGTGCCTCTATTGTCTGCACCCTTTGGATCAGACCCTGAGTTTAAATGACTAGCCATATTATGTTAAGTTGTCGGGTGTCCCTGGAATGTTAAGTCTAGGATCGTTACTAGTTATGTCCGTACCCTGCCTGAGGATTGCGGAAGGTCTGGTAGTAACCTCACCGTCGATGCTCTCTTGCAGTGTATCATAAACCTGTATGAGTTGTCCAGGTGTCTCATAGTAACCAGCAAAACGAACACCATCTTTGAAGAATACAGCACCGAAGTATTCACGACCATCAACATAACCGGTTCTCTTGAGTCCAACCAAGTCTGTGACCTGTAAAATTTGATCTGGGTCAACATCCAGAGGATCTCTACGAATTCTAAACACAGGTCTAAATCTAGAATTCACACCAGTGGGGGATGATTGAAAAATGTTTGGATAGTTTGTTGTAGAAACTGGTGGATCAATGTTTATGGGTAGAGAATTAGCACCAAAAGTATCTAAGTTTGGTGCAAAACATTCTCTACTTCCATCTTCTTTTATGATACATACTGCATCATTTGGTCCGTAATTGATTCCAGGATTTACGGGCACTAACTGAATGATTTCAAGAACTGCAGGGTAACCAGGTCCAGGAGGAGCAACATATCCGTTTCCTGGTTCTAGCGGAATGATATCGCAAACTTTTCCAAGTCCTTTTGTTTCAAGTGGACATGGTGGGGGGATCATTATGGCAGAAATTCCAATGGGATTAGTCCTCCATGGTCTCTCTGCTGGAATAGATATATTTGCATCAATATCAATAATTGCATTAAAAACAGTGGGATTTGTTTGAAATGTTCTTTGAAGATCAACATTGGTAAGTTCCATCTCAATCGTTCTCTTACCCTCAGACGCATTGAAGTTGAATTCACGAACTCCTTGAAATACCCTTGCCTCAGATACAAATGCACCATCAATCTTTACAGTAAGTATGTCATCTGCTTCAGATCTTATTCTATATCTACCACTAATTGGAAAATCAACACCAGTCCACTTCATGGTCCATGTGGTGCCATTAAAATTGGCAAGGTAATCCTGATCACTTTTAAATCTTGGAGTAATAAAGGGACCAAGAGAACCACTTCTATATGATGTCAATTCTGGTCCCGAATAACTAACACCTCTCTTCGTGGTTCCTCCAGTCAATCCTCTACCCGAAACAGGTTTTGAACCAAGTTCAATATTTTTTGTATCTCTTCCTTTTTCAGAAAGTTGATTTATTGTGCTTCTTGAATTCTTTAAAGTTTTAGTTTCTTCACCATATTCGGTGTTTTCCTTTATCCATTTTGTACCATTGATAGTAATTGAACGGACAGCTTCACCAGCATAACCCGGATTGTCATCATATTTTATTCTAATACGTACATCTCCATTACCTTTTACTTTCAATTCTCTTCCATTATCAGAGAATTTAGCAGTCATACCTGGATCAGTTGATAATATTTTAAATTCAACGTTTGTGCCAGAACCACTACCATCTTTAAGTTCAATTGTTCTATTTTTATCAACAACTCTAATAAATTCATTTGATGGATTTAAATCTTCATAGGCAATTGGGAAAGTTTTTTCTTTATTGATAGATTCAGTGGACCTTGAGAGACGAACGCCATTAATGATTACCTCCTCAATAGCTACTCCAGCATTATTTGGATCATCATTCCACTCAAGTATTGCTTTAATTTTTCCTTTGCCTATAATTTTTTTACCATTTGAAGAAAAAACTGCGTCACCAGAGATAATTCTCAAAGTTGCATTCGTGTCCTTACCATCCCCATCTATCATTTTGACAGATTTTCCATCACTACTTACATTCAAGTTTTTATTTCTAGGGTGAAGACCAATATAAACAACATCATAAGAGACATCTTGTGTTACGGGAACTGGTCGTTCAACTGCCCAGTCAGCAGTATTAAATATAGTTTTCTTAATTCTTTTTTGTTTAGTTTGTGCTCTATTTTCAACCTCGACAGTTACTGTATGATTACCTTTAGTTAGAGGGAACTTAACAATTTGTGGAGTCTCAGATCCAAAACCCTCAAGAGTTTTTCTACCTGAAAACGAAGACCCTGAGAAATAACCACCTTCAAGAATAACCTTTCCATCGATTAATATTCGTCCACCATTATCAACAGTTCCTTTCATCCCGTAAAATCCATCATATGGAACTTCTACATTCCATGAATTAGAAAAAACAATGTCACCGTGTGCAGATCCCTTAGTAGAGAGTGGTGGAACTGGTGAAACAGCAAAACGATTCATAAATTTTGACCAAGTTTTAGAACCATCTTTGTTAGCATGTGTAACTGGCCACCACTTCTTCTGTCCATCAGGAAATCTAGTAGACCAAATGGGATTATTAGGACATCTTCCTGGAGACCTAGGAATTGGTTCCTGTGGAATAGGAGGAAGTGGAGGGTCAATTGTCAGGGCAACACCCATTGGATTTTGATTCCAACTTCTTGCCGATATAACTTCTTGAACCTCAGCGCGTGGGGTTTTAATTTGAATGGCGATTGCCATAGGATTTCCCTTAGCAAGAGGTTTGCCTGGGATTTGCTCAAGTTCAACACGAATTCTATACTTTCCCTTTCTAAAAAATCTTGTATCTACACTTTTACCCGTGCTTGCACCTTCAGCAAATCCTTGTTTTTCAATGATTACTTCATCACCACCTTTCTCGACACTTCTCAGACCATTACCAATCGCTTTCTTTCCTTTTCCATCACGATTACCAATGAATATTCTTGCACTATCATCAACCATAGTAGAAATAGTGTAGTTACCATCAACTGGAAAATCAACACTCTCCCATCTAATAACATGAATACCAGCGTATGCATCAGTTGAAGCGTTTGGTTTTTGAGGATATCTTTTTACAACTTTAGTAACTTCATTTTGTCTTGTGATGTATCTTGATTCATTTTCCTGAAGTATTTTAACGTTGGTAATTCTAAGTAATCCATTTTTGTCGTATCCATTTTTAATGTTATCATCGAAACCAACCGTGGTTTTGTCAATTGTTTTAAAACCAGATGTTGGACTACCACCAATTACTTTAATACGATAGGTTTTTCCACCAGTGAAAGTGCCAGAACCTGTAATTGTTTCTTTCTCCTTACCGGTTGTAAAACTTCCTCTACCAGCTCGCACCTCTCTAATATCTCTTTTGAGTTTCAAATCATTGTCGTCAGTCTTGATAATAATTTCTCTTGCAAAAACACCAGAGGTGACTAAGTTATCATCAACCTTTAATTTAAAGTCAACTTTTACTCTACCACCACCAGTTACTTTAAGGAATAATTCATCTCCATCTCTATCAATCGTAACCTTTGGTTTTGGTTGAGGTGGTGATTTAACAGGAACCAAAGTTTCCTCTTTTTCTACAGCAGCAGGATTAAATGGCAGCACACCAAATCTATTCAAAAAATCTGAGTCTTTTCCTGGATTTGGATTAATTCTAAAAAGTTTTCTGTCCGCCTTATCAATATAGTCTAAAGTGTTGAATACAACTTCAGGTTTATCTCCCGTAGATCTTGTTGATCGTTTTGATTTAGTATCACTTTGAGATTTATTCGCCTTAACTGTGATTGTATCAGTGTCTCTACCAGGTTTATTTTTTTTAATATTCCTATTCGATCCCAGAAGTCTATCACCTATTCTAATTCTTTCTACAGCGAGACCTGCATTATCGGGGTCATCTCTCCACTCAAATCTTACTTTGATTGTTCCATCCTTACTGGTATCATAAATTAATCTCTTTCCATCGCGAGAAAATCTTGCATCAACATCCGAACTTATAATTCTAAGTGATGAATTAGTATCTTTACCATCGCCATCTCTTAACTTAATTAATGTGCCATCAGAAGAGACATTAATTTTTTTGTTCTTAGGATGAAGATTTCTATAATCAATAAGTAACTCCTGGTTTCCTGGTGCAGTTGCAGGAGGTGTTGGTTTAATTTGTTCATATTGTGGAACATTAAATACGTCACATCTTATTTTATGAACACCTGCTTTAATATTTTTCTTCCTCTGTTTAGGTGCTCCTCTAAATCTTCTAAACTGAAATATTGATTCGTTATCAACATATACTTCACCGACATTATCTGCCATCGCTTTGAAGATGTACTCACCATCATAGGGGAAATTCTCTTCATAAACAACTGAATATTGAATTCCTGCAAAATCACTACCAGGTACATTTGAAGGTGGCACTGGAGAGATAGCATATGAATTCATAAAACTATCATCAATTTTTTTGATGACTTTAGTTTTATCCTCTGCTCTAAATTGACCAGAGTCTTCAACTTGGTAAGTTAAGTCATAAGTGCTATGTCCATCAAGTTTTCTTCTATTATCTGTTTTGAACTTACCTACAGTTGCCTCAATCTGTAAATCATCATTGTCATTTGAACTCTTTACAAAATCTGCAAAGATTTTAGTGCCATCAGTAAACTTTTTATCAAGTTCTTTTCCATTTGCACCAAAATTTTTCAGCAATCCCTGCTCAACACCTTTTCCTCTAAATCTTCCTGAGGCATTAACAGTATAAACTGAGTTTGCTTTTACTTTTATTTTTACCTTTTGACCTTTAGCTTTATCTGGGAAACTATCTGCTTCGATTTTAAATCTATGATCACCATTCTTCTCAACAAAGGTGAACATTAAACCTCTGTCTTGACCACCAGCAGTAAAAACTTTAAACTCTACTTCTCTAAAGTTTTCTTTCTTGCTAGGGATTTTCTTTACTTCTCTTGAACCACCCCATGCCCAGTGCTGAACATCATACTTTACAATTCCCTTCTTGTCTTGACCAATTATTTCAATGGGTTTTGCTTTTCTTGTATTCCACCAACCATCTCTCAATGAGTTTAAGAATTGCTGGTATGCAATAATCTCTCTTCTAATTGGATCAACCCTAAGAGATGCATACAGTGATGGATCCCACTCACCTAAGTCCTCTCCATCAGCGCCCACTCTCCTACCAAAATCTGTAATCTCAGGAGCACATTGCGAAAAATCATATTCTTCAAAGTCCTCTTCATTTTCAAAAGTTTGTAATGTTCCTACTTTACTTGGAGGACAAAGACTTGCAATTGCAACAGCACCAGCACCAACACCATCTAGATCAACAATGTCTACCTGAGGTGCAAATCTGTAACCATATCCACCATCAACCAGGTCTACTGCAAGGAGTGAACCATCGTTACCGATAACCGGGTTAGCAACTGCACCAACTCCACCACCACCGTTAATATAAACTCTAGGAACCCCAGGAGTTCCTATAGCATCTTCTTTAAATGATCCATCTGGGTTGTAAATATCTAACCCAAAAGTATTTTTACTACTATCATCACACCCACTTGTAGGTATAGTTTTTGGTAAGAGGTCATCAGGAGTGAGTCTATTGACCTCATTGATGTTGAGATATCTAATTATATCTCTGTTCTTAAAAATAAATTGTGTCCCAGGATTTAATTGAGCATACTGATTTGCTTCATATCTACTGATACCATCAACAAATCCTCTATCCGTCGAGATATACCCGACTTTAATGTCGCAGATAGTAGCAGGACCGAAGAGGTTGAATGACATTATTGATTATACTTTGTCTTCATATTTTGTATTTATCACGATATATCTAATGCTCCAGAGACATCTTCATCTGGAGCTCCAGGATCAAGATCGACACTAACTGCAGAAGAATTAGATCCACTTGGAGCACGATCAGGTTGACCACTAGTAGGTTGAATGAATCCAACATCCTCTTGACCTTCAGGAACTTCAGTGCTGTCTGATGCTGTTGCTTTTTCAACTGCTGCTGGACTTGGAAGTTTAGCATCAGGTTGACCTGCACCACCACCTTGTAACGTATAGAAATCATCAACAGGACAGTTTGGTTCAAGTTCACAACCAAAGATATTCAGTTTAATATTTTCAAATCCAAATGCTGCAGTCAAACTACCAGAGATATCTGGAACTTTATTCATTATACCATCTAATGCACCACTTACACCAGCGAGTTGTTTTTGAATGTCATCAAGAAAATTATCTACGTTTTCGATGATTGAATTGTTTGCTTCTTCAATCTCCGGTTGAGCTGACTTAAAAACTTGTGCGGTAATATTCTCAGCATAACATGCAGGAACCTTAGGTGCTAATTTTCTATACAATGAATCATCACCATTAGCACTCTCTGCCGCACGCTTTGCTTTATTCTCTAAATCTCCTATTCCCAATGCTTTGTTAAGTATACCACCCAACATGTCACTAAGTTTGTTAGTAAGTTTATTGTAAAGACAAAGTATTAATTCATTAAGAATTTTTTTCATATCGGCAAACAAATATCTCATACTTGATGGCAATGCTGCCACGACCGTAGTCAATGCTTGATTTAATTTTTTAAGGACAAATTCCATAACTTTGTCCATTAAAGGTTTCATATATCTTGCGATTTCATTAGAAACATCATTAATGACCTTACGAATATCATCAATTACATTTGATACTCTATCAATATAACTTTGGAATGTGCTGATATATCCTTCTACTTTCTTTACGAGGTTGTCAAGAGCAGTTTGTATTGCTTTTGAATTTGATGTCGTAAAACTACAGTTGCTTAATATGACACCTTTCTCCTGATACATACTATTTCTTTTTGTGTCACCAGCAGAAATAACAGTAACATCATCAACACCCTCTAACGTTGGACCAGGTTGAACTGGTGCAGAAGGAGCGTTTGCTGCTTTACTACGATTGCGAATACCTTCAGCAACTCTTTTCTTTTTCAGGTCCTCATATTCAGGACTGCCTTTTTCATATCCAAGTGCCTCTGCCTCAGCAATAGCACTTCGCATGTCAGCGAATTGCTCATCCGTTAGAGGTTTGCTTGGATCTAATCCATAGTTGTTATCAGCAGATAATCCACCATCTTTCTGTGCTGCTTCTTTTATTTTATCAGCAGCAACGTCCTCTTTCTGTTGATCAACTGATTTTGGTTTTGTAACCCTTAAATCATCATCAGGAATGACTGGATTAGGACCACCCTCAGCAGGAACATTAGCTGGTGGATTTCTACCTTCAGCAACACCACTTGTTGCAAGAGGTCCTGGTGTATTATTATTGACTCTATTGTCACCAATCTTCGCAGACAATGGAACCTGAACATTATGTCCAAGCACTCCCATAATAACTGGAATCTGCTGATCCTGTCCGTCAAGAAAGAATCCAAAGACCATCATACCTTGTCTAAGGTTTGATGTATGGGTAGCAGAGGTTTGACCACCACCACCTGTGACAGGATACATTATCTGTGCCCAAGGCAGTTGATCAGAGTCAATAGATTTTTCACCTTGATCATGGAGACCGATGATTCTTACCTTATATCTTCTACCCCAACCATCAGGTTTTTGCGTATCCTTATGTTTTCCAGGCAGGATATTATCTCTCCAGGTGGCGTCGTCAGCGATCTGACCAACCCACCAGAGAAAACTTGCTCCTAAAAATCCTGGATTAAATAAAGATCCGCCTTCCATCAGTCGTCATAAATCAAACATTCTGGTTCAGATGGATTCTGATCACAATAAAGTTCTAAGTATGTTGGATCATGATGATCACCACCATCAATTTCTTTCTTGTGATGTTCTACATACTCCTCTAACTCATGAAGTTCACCCTCAATATGTCGGCGCATTTGAGGATTAGTTGTAGGGTCTTGAAGGATTTCTTTGTCCTTCTCAATATGTTTTTCTATACTTTCCATGTTTAGCTACTTGATTTTGGTTTTCTACCAAACGATTCTCTGACGAGATTCATTTTAGTAAGAGATTGTTTTGTATTAATTAAATGACATAGATCTGATATAATATATAGTCCCCCTTGCTGACGGTCAACTGTGTCATTTTTATTGTCTTTGATTTCAGGGGTATCAA